GTATTAGGTACTTCCGACTTGACAAACCGGAAAACCTTCCGCGGGTGCTATCGCGAAAATATTTGTACTAACGCTTATGGATTCTAGAAAATGAAATCATGCATTTACAATCAAAACCTATTGAGGATGCTATTGGCTGCGGAAGGCGCAGACAATTGGCAGAGCTTCACCATGGAAGGTGCGACGGTCCCCGAAATCAGGAGACTCAAAAAGCAGCTTCACGACAAGTATGGTTTATCTTTCGTTCCGGATGGAGCGATTAGCGGAGAAGCCGCTCCGGAAATAGAGGAAAAATACAATTTCTTGGCAAGTACGTATGAGTACATACCGTCAAGTGGAAAGTTTAGGAGGTATGGCTCAGGCAAGGAGCCTTTATTAGGCCAAGTGACAGCAAACGGCTATAGAGCAATAGGAACATTTTGGAAGAAGGCAGGGAAGGTCGTCAGCGCTCCGGCCCATAGGTTGGCTTGGTTTTGCCACTACGGAGAGGTACCAGCCGGGCACGTAGACCACATAGATAACAACCGAGAGAATAACTGCATAGGCAACCTAAGAGTAGTTACGCACGCGCAAAACATGCGGAACAGGAAAGACAGCACAGATGCGCCAGGTGTTCGAAGGGTTGGGAAGACGTCCAAGTTCAAGGCATCAATACACCATAATGGAGAAACCAAGCGGCTAGGCGTCTTTGATGACATGGGTTCTGCCATTAGGGCTAGAAAACAAGCAGAGAAGATGGTTGATACTGGCGAATGGGACAAGGTAGAGGATTTTGAGCCAGCAACACACGCAAAAAGCGGAAATGTTGGCGTAAGGATGAAGGGGGATCGCCATAGGGTTATTCTAGGATGCACTAGGCGCGAGCAAAGAAACGGCATGAAGGCCAATGTGCATATTGGTATGTATTCTGATCGCGAGACGGCATTGCTTGCCCGTGATATCTGCTACAAGTTGCGCGAAATGGGTTGCAACCCCAAAACCGGGGAGCCATTGCTTTTTGACTGATTACACCCGCAATCAGAGACAAGACAGGTTCCAACGCAAGAGGCGCACGGTGACCGAAGGCAAGGCGCCTGCCAAGTTCGCCAAGTTGCGCGAGGACAACGCCGGCTGCTTGCCCGATTGGCTGCGGGCGTTTATGCCCGAGAGCTTCCCGCTTGAGTTCTCGCCCGATCATATCGAGATGCTAACGCTCATGCAGGAGACAATTGAGCACGGCGGCATGTACGCGCTCGCCATGCCGCGCGGGATGGGGAAGACGACGAGCAGCCTAGGGGCGGCGGCGTGGGCGGTACTGGAAGGCCACATCAAGTACTTGGTGCTAGTCGGCGCCGACAGCAAGAGCGCGGGTGAAATGCTCGACTTCATCAAGACGCAGTTGCTGCACAACGAGCGCCTGCAAAAAGCCTATGCACCGGTGACGGGTTGGATGGAAGTAACGCAGGACGAGGACGGCGACAGCGAGTTCAATCACACGGGATACTTGAGCCAAGGCGAAGGGCAGGCATTGCGCTACAAGAGCCAATTGCGCCCCGACGGCAGAAAACCGCATGTCGAGTGGAGCAAGAGCCCGCCAAAGATTGTTTTGCCGTGGTTGCCGAAGTCAACGCAGGAGGCGCACGGCGTCAAGTGCTGCGGGGCGGTCATCGAGGCGCGCGGGCTGACGGGCGGGCTGCGCGGCATGAAGCACTGCCTGCCTGACGGGACGGTTGTGCGGCCTGACATGGTGATAGCAGACGACCCACAGACGCGGGAAAGCGCCGCCAGTTTGACGCAGACCAAGACCCGCATGGAGATCATGCGCGGCGACCTGATGGGGCTTGCCGGCCCCAACAAGGCAATTCGAGTTGTCGTCCCGTGTACGGTCATCAGCGAGGGAGACTTGGCAGATCAGTTGCTTGACCGCACCGAATGTCCCGAGTTTCGCGGGATCAAGAAACAACTGATCTACAAGTGGCCCGACGAGCAGGACGGCCTTTGGCAGCAATACGCCGAAATCTATAAGCGATGCAAGCGCGAGGGCAAGACGACGGCGGAGGCTACCGAGTTCTATGCAGCCAACCGCAAGGCCATGGATGCCGGCGCCGAGGTGGCGTGGGACGAACGCAAGGAGCCGAGGCAATTGTCGGCTTTGCAATACGCGCAGGACAAGCTATTGACCATGGGCGAGCAGGCATTTTATGCCGAGATGCAAAACGACCCGCGCGCCAGCCAACCGACGATTTACGAGCTAAGCGCCGACAAGGTAAGCAAGCAGCTAAACGGGCTCCCGCAATACGAGCTTGGCCCCGAGTCGCATTTTGGCGCCGTCATGGTAGATATTAACATGTACGGCTTGCATTGGGTGGCAGTCGGGACGGCAAGCGACTTTTGCGGGACTATCGCGGGTTGGGGCAAGTTCCCGAGCGGTAACAAGCGGCTGTTCTACCCCGACAGGCGCGACGGCGTCACGGAGGAACAGGCCGTTTGGCAGGGTCTAAGCGAGCTGGTAGACGCCTTGATCGCCTGCCCGTGGACGCGCAAGGGCGAGCGCGTGCACCTAGACGCCGTAACGATTGACTGCGGGTACCAAATGGACACCGTTTTCAGGTTCTGCAAGCACAAACTGCGCGAGGGTGTGCCCTTCAAGCTGATCCCAAGTCGAGGCAATGCCAGCAAAAGCTATCGGCAATCGCGGGTCGTCGGGCGACCCGGAACGGGCTACCACGTAACCGAGTTCAGCGGGCGCGGGCGGGTGCTTGTCCACAATGCCGACTTTTGGCGGATGCAGTCGCAAAAAATGTTCTTGCTGCCGCCCGGCGCCCCCGGCAGCCTGTCGATCTACGGGCGCGACCACGTGAAGCAGCGCGAATTGGCGGACCAAATAACCGCCGAGCGATTGGTTGAGTATTACCGAGGATCGACGCAGGACTTGTATAGTTGGTCAAAGCCGCCAGGACGGCGAAACGACTTGCTTGACGCGCTTGTTGGCGCCGTCGTTGCGTGCCATTTTATGGGAGCCCGACCGGCGGGCATCCCGCAGGAAGTAGTAAAACGCGCCAAGAAGCGCAGAGCAAAAGTGAGCGTAACAAAAGTATGACACCCGCCGCCGTCAAAAAACGGCTACACTTGGCAGTTGAGCACCTGCAAGAGGCAGGCGTACGCGACTGTATGATTGCCTTCGAGGGCACGGACGAAGACGGCAGCGTGCAACCGTACGTGCTGCGCATTGGCTCGCCGATGGCGTGCTTGGCGTTGGCGCAATTCGCCAGCGACTACTTGGAGCAGCAACGCAATTCGGGAATCTACCAAAACGAGGACGACGATGAAGACTGAAGTGCTAATAGCCACCCGCCGCGACCCCGACTTGCGGGCGACGGTTGACAATATCAAGCAAAACAGCGGCTGCCACGTGACCGTGCACGAGGACGAGCGCGGCGCCGGCCCGCAGGCAATCCGCCACAAGCTGATCCGCGATGCCGTGCGGGCGGATGTAGTGATCGTCATGGACGGCCACATGAGAATTCGCAAGGGCACGCTTGACGCAGCAGCCGAGTATGTCGGCGCGCGAGGCAACAAGGTCGCCTGTCTGCGGTGCTTCCATAGCGAGCGGGAGGATTGGACGGGTACCCCGTATGCGGGCGCCACGCTGCAATGGGGCGGCAAGGGCAAGGATGCAGGCGAGCCGCAAGCATTCGTCGCCAAGTGGCGCAAGAGCCAAGACGCCGGCAAGATTGGCGCCGTCATGGGGGCGTGTTACGTCATGCGGCGCGATTGGTATATGGACGGCCTGCGGGCGCCTTGGCAGTGGGGGCAGGGCTGGGGCTGCGACGAGGAGTTGCTAAGTGCTGCTTCATATCTGCGTGGCGGGGAGGTAGAATTGCTGCCTTGGGCGGTTTGGCACCGTGCCCAGGTGGCAAAAAAGCAGGCTTTTAGGTACTCGCAGGCGCAAAAACTGGGCGTATGGGCTAACAGATTGGCGCTTTTGCAGGCGTTGCCGATGCCCGAAAAGCAGCGGAACGAGCTTGTACGGCAGATCATGCCCGCGCTAGATATGCATAATTGGCGGCAGGTGGCCTTGCGGGTGGACAAAATCACCCTTGAATTGCAGGAATACCGCGCGTTTTTGGCTGCCGGCGGGCTAAGTTGGGGTGACTTTTGTACTCAAATCATGGAAAAGGAGACGGTGAAAATGGCTAGCATGATGGAAATGCGCGAGCAGGCGCGGGCTTTTGGGCTGACGGTGCCCTCTGGTTGCAAGAAGGTCGAGCTGCGGGCGATGTTGGACGACTTTCGTAAAACCGATTCACCCGAGCAGGTGCCCGAGCCCGAGCCGATGGAAGTGCCGAAGCGCCCGCGCGCGAATTGGGGGCCGGGAGAGTACAACAACCTGAAGGCGCGCGAATGCGTGCACTGCGGGGGCTTGCATACCGAGGTTGTAGGCGTGCGGCATATCGGCAAGCTGACGATTCGGCAGCGCATGTGCAAGGCCTGCTTCAAGCCGTTTCCGACTCGGGAGGTGGTTGTCAAATAATTCTTCTATGCTATAGAAGGCAGGCGCCCGCTAACAATTCCAACGCCCTCTGCGCGGTTGTATATTACCCTACAACCTACCGGAGGGTTTTTGTTTGGCTATCGCCACCACTACCGCGCGGCTCGAAGCCGTGCAAGCGGCAATCGCAGCCGTAGAAGCAGGGCAGAGCTTTACGATTGACGGCGTAACCTTCACGCGCGCCAATCTCGCGACCCTGTATGCCCAAGAGAAGTACCTAGAGGGCAAACTGGCGAAAGAGTCGGGCAATCGTCCATTCATGAAGACAATCGGCTTTACGGGGATGTCATACTAATGGCACCCCGTAAGCGAATGCCGCGCAAGGCTACGAACTTCACCTACCATGCCGCCGAGGATAAAGGCCGGCGGCAGGCGCCGGGCACCCGCACGAAGTCGGAGGACGTCGTTTTGCGGGCACCGCGCCGCAAGCGGCTGATTGCTACCGCTCGCGATCACTGCCGCAACTACGCCCTGATGGCGTGGGCAATCCGCCGGCACCTAGACTCCGTGTCCAAGTTCTCGCCTTTGGTACGGACGGCCAGCGACGAGCTAAACAACTACCTCGAAGACAAACTGCGGCAGCACGGCAAGAAGCGCAACTTCGACGTTGCCAAGCGGCACTCGCGTGATTCGATGATGCGCCTGTTTGAGATGCTCAAGGTGACCGACGGCGACTGTGCCCTCCACAAAGTCGACGGCGGCTACCTGCAAGGCATCGAGGGCGACCGTATCCGCGAGAACTCCGAGATAGGCACCAACGAGCACGGGCTGCTGATTGACGATTTTACCGGCGCCACCTTGGGCTATGCCGTCCACAACCGCACCGATGGCGGCGGCTTTGAGTTCGATAGGGTTCTGCCTGCCGAGGCGGTTGTCATGGACGGCTACTATGGTCGCTATGACCAAACGCGGGGCATCTCGCCGCTTGCGGCTGCGCTCAACATGTGTACCGACGCGCACGAAGCCTTCGAGTGGACGCAGCTAAAGATAAAATTTCACTCCATCCTTGGGCTGCAGATCAACCGCGCCACCACCAGCGAGGCAACGGACGGGTTCCCGACAACCGAAAGCCTAGACTACGACACCGACAGCGACGGCAACCAAACAGCCGAGAACCGCTACGAGTTCGACCCGTCGGGCTTGACCATGTTCGACATGGACCCCGGCGAGAGCGTCAGCCCGATTGAGAGCAACACGCCCGCGCAAGAGTTTACCGACTACAGCATGCTGATGATTCGGCTGATCCTGCTGGCGTTGGACATCCCATACACGGCATTTGACAGCATGTCTGCCAGCTTCTCCGCACGCATTGCAGATCGCGAAGAATATGAGAAGTCAGCCCAACACAAGCGGCAGAAGAATTGCGAGGTGTTGGAGGAAATCTACGAGTGGATCATTGGCGATTGGTGGGAGATGGACGACGAGTTGCGCCGCTTGGCGTCAGCCGCCGGCATTGTCAGCCCGTCCGCGCTGAATGATCGCGTCGAGTGGGTCGGGCAGTCGACGCCTTGGCTTGACAAGCTGAAGGAAGTCAACGGCGACGCCGTCGCCATTGCCAACGGACTCGACAGCCGTAGTCGCATCGTCAAGCGCCGGCACGGCGTCAGCTTCGAAGACATAGCCCGCGAGTTGGCGGCAGAAGAGAACCTGGCCGACACGCTCGGGCTTGACTTGGTCAAGGGCAACCCCGGCCAGCAGACGATTGGACAGATTGAAACACAGATAGACGAGGAAAACGCAAATGGCGACACCTGACCTACAGGCAATCCCGCGCCGCGCCTGCGAGCTGCGCGCCGAGTTTGCCCACATTGGCGATAACGGCGAGAACGCCAAAAGCGCCCCCGTGCGGCTATTGGCCCGAAGCTCGCAGCCCATCGAGCATTGGTATTGGGGCAATGTTGCCCACGATCTCGAAGGCTACAACTTGAACGGCAAGAGCCGCCTTCCGATTGACTTCGACCACGACACGGGCGAAGCCATCGGTTACCTGAACAAGTTTGAGGTGACGGAAGATGGCTTGTATGCCAGCGGCGCCATCGTCAGCACCCAAGAAGGCGACCGCGCCAGTAAAATCATCAGCCAAATGCATGCCGGCATCCCTTACGAGGCCAGCATCAACTTCGGCGGCGACGGCATCGAGGTCGAGCAGGTGCCCGCCGGCAAATCGGCAACCGTCAACGGCTACGAATTGGCAGGCGAGAGCATGGTAGTTCGCAAGTGGCCGCTGCGCGGGGTGGCCGTGACTTTGTACGGGGCTGATGGCAACACCAGCACCAACCTACTAGCCGACAGCGGCACCGTTGCCGCCAAGGTTATCACACAAAAACAGGAGGAAGGCGACATGCCCGACACCGAAGAATTGAGCGCCGAGGGCAGCACGCCTGTCGAAGCGGTCAACGAGGCGGCAGAGGTCGCCCAATCCAACGAGGCAACCGAATCGGCTGCCAATCTATCCCAGGCTGTCGAAGCCGAAGCTGCGGAGCCCGTCGAGGGTGTCGAAGTTGCGGAAGTGGAAGCCAACGAGCCCGAAGCGGATCACCAGTTCAGCGCTACCGAGTTTGCGCGGCTCGTGTCGTCTTTTGGCGCAGAAGTGGCGGCGCAGGTCGTCACGAACGGCGGCGGTTATCAGGACGCATTGCAGCTTGCTTATGATGGCGCCTTGGCGCGCATCGCTGAGCTAGAGGCGAAGGTTTCCGAGTTCACCGCCAAACCACGGACGGCATCAAGTGCTGCCGTTTCCTTTGTCGATGGCGAATCGACAAAACGCAAAAAACTATCGTTCGCGCAAGGCATTGAGGCCAAACTGCGCGGCGAAATCTAGGAGGACTAGCAATGGCTAGTGCAACAGACACACTCGCAGGTATCCTGCTTCTTGGCGACGCCAACAACGCCGACATCGACGTCAGCGACTTGCTGGATGACGCCCCTCTCATTCGCGCCATGGCGGCTGTCACGTCAAGCCAAGGCACGAGCCACAAGTACAACAAGCGCACGGTCGCAGCCGGCGTCGGTTTCCGTTCCATTGGTTCGGGTTTGGACAACTCTGCCGGCTCCATCGAGCAGATCACAGTTGCCCTCAAGTTGCTTGACGCCACCCCGCGCCGGGACCAAGGCGCTGCCGCTGGTTACAAGGGCGGCGCCGAGGCATACATGGCCAACGAGGCTCGTTGGTCGCTGCGCGCTGCTTTCGCTCAGGCGGAAAAGCAGATCATCTTGGGTACGGGAAATGCGGCAGGCGGCTTCGCTGGGTTCAACGACTCGGTATTTATCGACGACCAAGGCGACGGCATGGTTGTTGATGCCGGCGGCTCGGGCGGTAACTCCGTCTACCTGATCCGTTCGACTCCCGACGACGTCGCGCTCGTCACGAACGGCGAGATCGAAGTCGGCGACCTCCAAGGCGTCAGCATCTACGACGGCTCGGCGAGCTACCCGGGTTGGCAGTTGCCGATTCTGTCGTGGCTCGGTCTGCAAGTCGGCAACGCGTTCGGCATCAGCCGCATCTACAATCTTGACGGCACCAGCGGCAACACGCTGACTGACGACTTGATTGCGGAAGCCTACGCCAAGCATCCTGTCGGCAGCAAGCCCACGCACATCGTGATGGGCCGTGAAGAGCAGCGCCAGTTGCAGAACTCGCGGACGGCCACCACGACCACCGGCGCCCCGGCGCCTTTCCCCACGATGTGGGAGAACCTGCCGATTATCGTAACCGATGCTCTCGTGAGCAACGCAGGCGGTACCCCGGCAACCACGACCACCACCTAATAGGCGGCAGTCGAACGCCCCCGCCCGCAATGGGCGGGGGCTATTTACCCCTTTTTAGACAAGCACACGGCGGAAGATGGCAGATTACAGCGACCTAGTACCGGCATACCTGCGGCCATCCGTCAGCGACGGGACGCGACTAAAGCCGAGCATTACGACGAGCAACTACTCGGGCGGCACGCCTAGCGCAGCCGACGAGGTGAAGCCGTCGCTTATGTATGCTGACGGCACGCTAAAGGAAAGCGTCGCGGATGCCGTCGGACTAAAGGCGTCGTGGCTATTGGCCGGCAGCCCGCGCCCGCCGAATACGGCACCCGTGGCATCCTCCGTTGCATTCACCGGCACCCAAACGGTTGGCGAGACGCTGACCCGCACCTATAGCTACTCGGACGCAGACGGCGACAGCGAGGGAAGCAGCACGACGCAATGGTATCGGGCTGACGATGGGAGCGGGACAAATGAAGCCGCCATCTCTGGCGCCACCTCGGCCACTTATACGTTGCAAGCCGCCGATGAAGGTAAGTTTATCCGCGTCGGCGTGACGCCGGTTGCGGCTACCGGCACAAGCCCAGGCACCGAGGCTTTCAGTTCATACAGTGGGGCGATTGCGGCGGCGGGGTTGACCGAAGTCGCCACCACCACCGTAAGCGGTGGCGCGGTATCGTCCATGTCCATCACCGTCAACCTTGTAGCGGGCAAAAGCTACCGCTACGGCTACGGCGTCGAGCGCGTTAGCGGCACCACAGCCGTCACCGTCGAGATCAACAACGACGCGACCGCCGGCAACTACGACCGCGGCAACATGGACGGCACCTCCCTTGCCGACAGCAACGCGCTCTTATCAAACAATCCGGCAAGCGCCGGAGACGTAGCTACGGCCTTTGGTGCAATCGGACTTCTGAATGCCACTCCATATATCGTTGGGCAAAGCACCCAGGTCGCCGCATCTGCTCGCGCACAGGCGGGAAGCGTCATCAACACCAACGAGTCAACCGTCGCCACAATCACGATACAAGGCGGCTCCGCCGAGATCGCCAACGGCTCATGGCTTACCTGTTGGAGGCTCGACTAATGGCACTCTCCGAAATCTGCAACACCGTCAACGCCGGCGGCAACGTGTCCGTCCTTGCCTCCGACACTTTTACCGCGCTGACCGAAGGCGAGCCGTACCTGTTTGAGGCGTCCGTTATTGCATCCGGTTCTGGCACCGTAGAGCTGTTCGTCAACAGCGACGTCACCCGCACAAACTACGAAACCAGCGCCGTGCAATCCGACGGCGGTAAGTCCCAAGGAGTATCTAGCGGCATCAAGGCCACCCCGGACGGCTCTGGCGACGTCGTTGTCATAAAGGGCATCGTTTGCCTTTTCGGCGGACGCCCCTTTATCCTTGCCGAAGTCGTCGACTCAGGCGCGACGGAACGCTGCACCATACAAGGAACCGTCAACACCAGCGAGAGCACCATCACGCAACTCCGCCTTGTTGCCTCCGGGTCAATAATCGCGGACGGCAGCTATATCAAAGTATTTCCGGTTTCCGATCTAGCCACCACGGCAGAAGTGACCGTTAGCGGCGGGGCCGTTGCGACGATGGACACCGGCGCATTTGCCGCGCTGACCGAGGGTAAGGCTTACTTGGTTTTTATGAGCTACCTACAAACCGGAAACGGCGGCCGCACGACGGACTTGTTCATCAACAACGACCAAACGGCGAGCAACTACCGCCAAGGCCGCATCCGCGCCTACGGGACTAGTGGCAACTTCTCTACGGCCACCTCGATAGAGGGATCGGTTGACGGCAATCGCGCCGTCGCCTTCGGTTTTATTAGCGTCCTGAACTCGACGCCAACCTGGGCCGTCATGCACTACCAAGAAAACACGGTAGCCGGTTCTATCTACGCCATAAACCTGCACAACAGCCACCACCCCACCGAGAGCGACCTCACCCGCGTACAACTCGCCTCCCGTACCGGCTCACCCATTGACAACAACTCGCGCATACTAATCAAGGAGTTTGCATAATGCCAAACGAATGGATCATGGACGGCAACACCCGCCGCCAGCTCACCGACGCCGAACAAGCCGCCCGCGATGCCGCCATCGCCGCCAACATCGACGCCGCCCGCATACCCGCCGTGAACGCCCGCACCCAGCAACTTATCGCCGTTGGCTATACCTACCGGGGCAAGACATTCTCGGCCTCCCCTCATCACCAAACCTGGGCGCTCGGCGTCCTCGTTGGCATCGGCGCGGGCCTCGACTTCGCCGGCACGACCATCCCCACCATTGACGACCAGGACAGCCATACCCTCGCCGACAATGCCGACGCGGCCGCAATGGCCGGCGCGTGCATTGCCCACGTCAAGACCCACCTCGCCAGCGGCGCGGCCCTGAAGAAACAACTTGCCGAAGCCGCCGACGCCGAAGCCCGCGCCGCCATCGTTGATAACCGCTAAGCCTCATCAAAGCCGCGCACGACAACCTGCCATAAAAAGGCACCCAATGGACCCCGACGAAAAAACCCAGATCACAGAGCTGCTTGTACAGTTTGACAGGAAGCAAGCCGAGCGACACGACGAGATCAACGAGCGCGTCACGGCCATTGACGACCTGTTGCGCGGCACCTATGAGCGTCGGGGGCTTATTACTAGGCTAAGCAAGCTAGAAGACACCGAGGCCGCGCGCGCCTGTTGGTATAAGCTGACAGTCGGTGCCGCGGTTACCAGCACCGTCGGCGCGGTCGTGTCTTGGCTAAAGCATGGTGGCACACACTAATGGCAAACGCCACCATCGCAGCAAGCATAGCCGCCGGGTTGGCGCAGATTGTCTCTGACACGGGCACCGCCAACAATGTTGTCCTGAACGGCAACAACTATACGGCGGCGCGCGGCGTCCTGTCAATCGAGCAGCAATATGCGGTGGTCGGCACGGTTGACGGCTACGAGGAAACCCTGACCATTTTGCAAAGCGCCCTGACTGCCAACGGCGACACACCAGAAGAGGGCGACGAGGTGACTGTTGACGGGACGGTCAAACGGATTATGCGCATCACGAAAGATAACAGCTTCGGCACCGTCCAACGCTTGCACGTCGGGGGGCGGTACTGATGGCCGACAACTCGCCAAGCATCAACCCGCAGGAGCTGCGCGCGTTGGATCGAGCCATCGGCGACTTGGCGTTGCTGTCTGGGCGGTCGATCAATAGCGTCATGCGGCAGCTAATCCCGCGCGTTGCTCGGTCGGCTGCGAAGGCGACGAAGCCCAACGGCAGCGTCGAAAAAGTCGTTAGCACTCCCAAGAATCGACCTAAACGCGATATTCGCGGGCGACTGCTTGGCAAGCGCAAGGCGGGCGAGGTACCATGGTGGGCGGATTATGCGCTTACCGTATACAAGCAGGGACGCGGGGGCGAAGGCATCAAGCGCACGCTATACGTCACCGAGGAGCGATTGTCTAAATACATCCGCATCCCCAATCGTGGCGTCGCCAAGGCAGCATGGATTGGCGCGATTCCTTCGGCGCTGTCGAACAGCCTGCGCGGAGCTGCCAATGGGGTGCCTGGCGCCAAACGGTACTCGCAGGGCCGATTGGTGCGCGAACGTGGGCAGATCGTCGGCGCCAAGATGGAGAACCGCGTGCGCTACAACACCAAGGCTGGCCCTAATGCAGATTCGGTCGCATTGCGCAAGCAGGCCAATTGGCTCGGCAATGCAATCAAGCGCGAAGAAGCCAAAATTGCCAGCAAGTTTAGAAGCAGCGCGCGGCGTGCAATCGGGGGGCTGATCTAATGGCGACAAGCGTCGAACGGACCCTAGAGGACACGCTTGAGGGGTTGGTGGAGGGCTTGACCTACATAACTGCCAATAGCGTGCCCGTCTTGAATTGGGGCGACGTCAGCGCCGATACCGTCTACCCATGCGTCAGCGTCCGAGTGCAGCCGCGCGAGCGCATTGCCCCGAATGCCGATTACTACCGCCTCGTTTGCGAGGTTGTCGCCTATCGGTACATGCAGGACGACAAGAACCAAACGACAAGCGGCAAGGCGCTTGATGAAATATTTGCCGAGATATCCACTTGGGCGAATGGCCTGACGGCTGCGGGCTTGTCGGTCGACGGCATTGTCGGCATTGCCGGCATCGAGGATATCAGCGAAGCCATCCACTCGAAGGGCGTTTCCTTCGAGGTTTACGAAACAATCCCATAGCAGGAGGTACTCCAAATGGGTTTTGGAATCGACACCAGCGGGAATATCTCCCGCAACACGAACTACACCGTCAACGTGGCTGAGAAGATCAGCGAGGTTGGCAACATTGACGAAATGACTGCATATGGCGGCGCCGAGGAAACTACCTTGGAAAGCTACGTCGATGCGGGCAGCTTCGCCAACGAAGCCACCAACGCCCAGGCGGCGGGCGGCACCATCGTGACGGCGCACAGCCTGATCGAGAGCAACACCGAGTATGCGCGGCAGTCCAAGACGACGCGCGTTGCCTTGCCGGCGACTACCACCACCTAAACGGGTCACATGGCAGTACCAGCCCAATACATCAAAGATGCACCAGTTGATTGGCGGCTTGAGTTTATGCAAGCCGCCCGTCAACCGTTGGCGTTTGGTACTGCCTTGATCCCCCCGCCTACCTTCGGCGTGTGGGCAATGCTGGAGTTGTGCGATTGCGACTTTGTGCACCCCGTGAAGGAACCAACGCCGTTTGGTGCAGTGATGGCTTCTTATCTTGCGGCCACGGGCAGTCGGGCGACGCCGTTTGTCGATGCCTATCTGCAAAGCGACGACAAGCCGACAACCTTGGAAGATGCTCGCGAGTGCCCGCTGATGGGCCGCGCGGTCGAGTGGGCGTTGACGGTTGACGCAGATCCCGAGAGGGACTACCCGCGCCTTCGGGATTGGTTGTTTGCGGGCTTTGTCGGGTTCTCGATGATACCCGGCGGCGGCGAAACGGGCGAGTCGCTTTTTGGCATTGACTCGCTTGCTGCCATGATTGCCGGCGTCGGCGAATCGCTGGGCTGCGGGTGGGAGGCAATCATGTGGGATACTCCTATGATTGTCGTCGGGCATACCGTCGCGCAGACCGCCCGCCAAAACGGCACCAAGGGCGTCGCCCGCCCGAAGGACAAACAGCACATGCGCGAGATGTTCGAGCTGGAGCGCGAATGCCGCGAGACGGGTAGGCTCTACCCATGGCAGGAGGATCACCCGCTAGTTTTCGGGCCTGACGGGCACGAGTCGCCCGATGAATACTACCGGCTCGCAGAGCTGACTTGCAAAGCCAAGGAGGGCAAGCGTGGCAAAGCTAACGATTGAGCTAGGCGCAACAATCGGCAAGCTCAAGCGCGGGCTTGCTAACGCCCGCGCGGAGCTGAAGGGTTGGAGTCAGCGCGTTGCCAAGCTGGGCAAGGTGGGCTTGGCTGTCGGTGCTGGCGCCTTGGCTGCGGGGCTTGCGACGCTGACTAAGCGCGCGGTCGAGCTTGCCGCAAAATTCCAGCAGACTCAGGTGGCATTTAATGCCATGTTGGGCGACAGCCAAAAGGCAGCAAGCCTGATCGAGGCGCTGACCGAGTTCAGCACCAAGACGCCATTTAGCCCAGAGAAGGTACAGCAGGCGGCTAAAACCCTGCTGTCGTTTGGCTTCACGGCGGAGGAGGTCAAAAAGACCCTGAAGCCGTTGGGCGACGTGGCTGCCGGGACTGGCAAGGACTTTCAAGAGTTGGCCGTCATATTCGGGCAGATCAAAAGCGCGGGCCGATTGATGGGGCAGGACTTGCTCCAGCTTATCAACGCCGGGTTTAACCCCTTGCAGGTCATGTCGGAAAAGACGGGCAAGAGCGTCACGCAGCTCAAGGACGACATGAGCAAGGGGCTAATTACCTTTGACATGGTGGAGCAGGCATTTATTGACGCCACCAGCGCGGGCGGCTTGTTCAACGACATGATGGCAAAGCAGTCAGAGACGCTTATCGGCAAGGTGTCAACCCTGAAAGGCAACTTTGACGAGCTTCTAAAAACCTTGGGGTCTGGTTCCACGGGTTTCCTCGCCGACTTAGTGGAGCAGTTGAACGAAGCAACAAAGGGCTTCCAAGAAATGGCGACGGCCATGGAGGCTGCTAACTCATCTGGGATAGATACCGGCATGGGGTTCGATTTTCGCAACTTGGTCGCTAGGTTGATCGAGGTAAATGCTGCAACGGGAAACCCCCTAGCAAAGTCAATGCTGCCATATGCCGGCGAGCTGAGGGAGGCAGTACTAAGGAAGCAGGGCATTGAACTAGGTGGGCCAAGTGAAGCGGAAATAGAATCTGCCAGATTGGGCAGGACACCTACAGAGCCGCTAGCGGGAAACGATATTACCGAAAGACTCGAAAAAGAGGCCAAGCTACGGGACGAATTAAACGGGGAGATTGCCGATTGGATCACCGACTTGGAAGCGGAGCACAACAAGACCCTGAGGGAAATAGCCCAAGACAATTCGATTTTGGAGCAGCAAGCCCGCGCCGCCCGCGAGTTCGCCCGCGACTCGTTGCGCGAAGGCATCGCCATGAACGAGAAGCGGGCGAGCGAGCTAGAAGCAAGCATCGCGCAGGCATTCCGCCCGCAAGGCGAGATCGCCAGCGGGCTTGCCCGCATCGGCGGCGAGCGCGGCATCACGCTTGCTCGCAACGTGCCCGAGAGGCAACTGTCAGAACTTCAAGCAATCCGCAAGGGTATCGACGTCATGAAGGACGCATTGCAACAGATTGACACCACGCCAGCTTGGCCCGGAGGTAGATAGTGGCAATTACAGGCACCCAACACCCGTCAAGCCCGCAGACGAGCCTACAGAGCAACGGCAACAAGGTCATTGTGCGGCGCTTCCAATATGCCCGCGACGACGCATGGGAAGCAGACATGCCCGCGCTTGGTTCCTTCGATGCCTCCTATGGGTACTTCCGTGGCTATCGGACAACCAACGGCCCCGCATACCTGACGGTCGAGCTTGTCTACGACAGCGAGGGCACGGTCATCAACTTCTCGCCTGGCGACGGCGACACGGAGTATTGGGCGGAGACGCGCGGCGACGAGGTGCCAATTGAATATCACCCGAGCTACTTGGTCAAGTGGAATCATAACCTGTACAGTACCAAGAAGGGCGCAACTCCGAAGGACGTTACAGTTTTCGAGGACTTGTTAAATGATGGCAGCCCGGCGCCGCCCGATGCAGACTCTAAGTTGCTTGCTGCGCCGGAGGACAAATGGGACACGATGAAGGACCCAGCGAGCGCCAATACTAACGGTTCCGTTGCCGTCAACTTGGTAGATTGGACGGTAACCAAAGGGGACCCCGGGATTGGTTGGTATATCGTCAAGAAGAAAATCAAGCCGGGCCTAGAGTTCTACGTTCGCCCGCAGCGGGTTGTTGTCCGTCGCGACTACCACCGGCAGCAATCGTCGGCAGAGTCGGCGTTGGCCGCAGTAGGCACCCTGTCGACGCCGGGCGAAACCTTCGGCGAATCGGGCGGCAATTGGCTTGTTATGTCGAGCAATACCAAGTATGACGGCAAGTATTGGGTGACGGAAACCGAGTATTGGTACAGCGACCGTCAGAGCGAAACGGGTATTGGTTGGGATACGGATATTTATGCCACTACTACCACCTAGCCGCCCGCTAAAAGGGCAGCCAATCCCCGACAATTGGTTCCAGGACTTTTACGACTACGTGCAAACCTTGCGCGTATCGGGCGACGGGTCAACGACAACCGTACACCGCGACCACTTCGGGACAATCGTACGGGCGCCGTTTGCAACTTCCGAGAATGCAGCGAGCGCCAACGGCGGCGGCGACTTTGGCGACTACTGCTTGGTGGCAAAAATCACTGCCGACAACGGTGACGGCACGTATGAGGCCGAGGCGCAAAAAAACAACTCGGGCACCTTCGCAGACCGCGACTCGTCAACCTATACCTTTGACACGACCAGTGTCGGCAGCGGGTACCTGTACGAATTGAACGGCAAGCGCGGGGTGGATACGGGCACCTTTGTTTTTGCCAAACGGGTGCCAGACGCAGACGGCCAAGACATTTGGTACTTTGACAGCAATCAGGCGGGTTATGGTGTTTATCAAGGCGGCGCGTGGGTTGAGCTTACTTCCGACAGCAGCCCATACAGTTGGAAACAAAAGGAGCCCGACGCTACCACCGACACCAGCCCTGCTGTTACGGGGAGCAGCAACCTATATGAGGTCAGCGGGCGAGACGGGATCAAGATTGGCTCAAAAATGTGGGTAAGGTTTGACGGGACAAACTTTCGATGCGAGTACCACGGCGCCCCATTAGGGACGGCTTACGACGTATTAGCCGGCACCTCTACAACCATCAACACCGATACTTGGGATCGCGCCAACCAAGACAGCGGCAAGTTTGGCGTTGACCATGAGTTTATTGCCCGCATTGCCGTCGACTCCACTTCCGGCGCCGTGTATGCATTCTGCCGAGAAAAGCAGTACGGGGCAAACGGTCATTTGAATTACATCACGGGCGAAACCCGCAAGCAGATTTTTACCATTGACCCGACTGCAATCTTGTGTACGACCGAGATGCAACCTGACGACTCGGCGGTATCGGGTAGCCTGTCGCAATGGCTCAAGGCAGACGCGATTAGCGGGTTGTCGGACACGGACCCCGTTACCACATGGACGGCCTCATCAGGCACCAATGCAACGCAAACTACCTCAACCAACAAGCCAACCTACAAAACGGGTATATACAACAGCTTGCCGACAGTCAGGTTCACAACTGACGACTATCTCGATTGGTCGAGCGTTTTGGACACGTTGACTTCGGCAAGCACGCTGTTCCTAGTTGGAACGGGATCAGCTGGCTTCTTTTTGTCTGACTTCTACGAAACCTCTGCGGGTGCACCAAACGACGACAAGGACGGCACGTTTGTTCAATACGACGGGCGCATTGCGCAGTACGAACGGTCAGGCTCGCCAAATACCGATTCCCGTCAGGCGTCAATGTCGGGGCTGACGGTATTGGCCGCGCAGTTGTATAACAACGGCAGCACGCGCATGAACCTGTTCTCAAACGGGGAGACAAGCAATACCGACATTGACGGTGGCGCGATCACTGCCACCTCCAGCCCCGTCAATAGCTACATCGGCGCAGCGCCGGCCAACGGCGCGACTCCGAGCATATCGGGATACCTCGAAGGCGACGTCTGCGAGATTATCATCTACTCGGCAGTACTGACGGACGAGCAGATCGAGCAAATATCATGCGGTCTAATCAGCAAGTGGGGGATCTAATGCGCCGCTTGACTCTCATCACGACTAGCGCCCGAGCCGACACGGTGAAGGCTGAGGCGGAGGCGGTACTCGGCTTTGCCGTCGCTATGGAATGCTCCCTGAATGCGACGGGCAACCCGCAGTCGCCAATTACCCACAAGGCGATGGACCTGTTAATTCCAAACGACAAGTTTGACCAGTTGTTCAGCCAGCTTGGCAGCATACCTGGGACGCACGTGTACGAAGGCGACCCCAAGGTAGAAGACGAATCAAAGCGCGGCAGGGGACGGTTCCAAGAACGCAATCTAAAGCCTTTGGACCCGTTGTATGCTAGGTGACGCAGTCGAGAAAGCCGCCAAAGCAGTTGGCATAAAGCCTTGCCAAGGTTGTCGGCGGCGCAAGAGCATACTAAACGGCCTGACGTGGAAAGCGTATCGGCTGCTAAACCCAAGGAGCAAGCGCGATGCTTGATAACGGTCTGCCTTCCTACTACCTCGCCAAGATTGCGCAGGATGCCTATACGGGCCGCTTCGCATTTGACGTCGGGGTGCTTTACTCGGGCGGAGTGGACAATACGCAATTCCACGTCCTAGATGACGGCGAGCATATTATCTGCACCTTTACCGGCTCGAACGAAGTAAAGGACTGGATGACGCACCTTCTCGTCAGGCGCCGCAAGAACGTCCACCGTGGGCACATGCGGGACTATGAGGAAATTGCAGACACCTTGCGGCAGGTGCTCGACGCCAACCCGCGCCGCAAGCTGGTATGCACCTCGCATTCTTACGGCTGCTCAGTGCAATGCATCGCCTTGCGGGACATCGCCCCCGAGGGCAGGTATGAGCATATCCAAGTGGCCTCCTTCGGCAGCCCTCGCGTTGGCAATAAGCAATTCTGCCGAGAGCTTGACGCCTTGGTGCCGCATCATCACAGGTACGTCAACAGGTATGACGTGGTGACCAAAGTTCCGCTTGGCTTTGGTTATCGGCATTGCGGGACGGAGGTGCGCTTTCCGCGAGGGCGTCATTCCATGGCGGATTACCTGCAAAACCTGACCAATTGAAAAACGGCCACGTTCGGCTATATTTCGAGCATCCACAACAAAGGAGGACGACAATGGCAAAACTCGCAATCATCGCGGGCTTCCTGATCTTCGCAGTCGGCTGCGAGACTACCACCGGCTACCGCAAGAGCGCAGGCGGGCAGTACAGCAGCAAGAACCTCAAACTGTCGTTGAAGAACGTCAGCATTACGGGCAACCTCGTTATTGACGACGACGAGAGCTTGAGCAACACGGGCACCTCTGAGCAGACGGGCACCGCTGCCGGCGCCGCCAGCGGCAACGAGGTCAAGGGGAACAAGGTTGAAGGCGGCTTGTAATCGCATATCAACCATGCGTTGATGTTGTTACGGGGGCGCCTGAGAGGGCGCCCCTAGCTTTTTTTACCCATTATTGGCTAAACTCTTTCCATGTATGTCGTCATACAAAACCAACGGTTTTACCGCAGTAACCAATGACACGCCAATATCGGGGTGTGGATCGACAAAACGACCTTGGTTCTCGCATTCATAAATCAAAAGCCGCAATGCGTCTATTGGGTGAATATAGCCGTCTTCTTTTTCTTGGGTGTAAAATGATGGCTTTACGGCAATTAAATACTTCGCCCTAGCACAGAAACAGCATGGCTCTTTATCGCAACCATTATATTGGCTAGAACTTTTATCCGAATGCTCAGAAACCACCTCCTGAAGAAGATAGCCCATTAGCCCAGCTTTGGAAATCTCGTATTTTCCACTCATTATCGCACCATGAAACCTTGCTCAGCTAACTCGCCGTCCTCGTCGTAAACGTCGATTCGGCCATAACCGTTATTGCAATCAACCACTTTATACTCCCAATCATCCCAAGGGTTTTCGTTCATTTCATTGGCAATTTGAATTGCTTTATCAAGGTTGTAGAATCCCGTGCCCGTGTTGATTGTTGCTTTCATCTTCTTTTTCCTTGTTGTGTTGTTTGGCCTACATCTTTAGTCTACACCGCATCGGGTGCCTGTCTAGCCGCTTTTGCAATTTTTCTCAAAATTCTTTTTACAGCTCCGAGTTATAGTAGAACCGACTCACCCGACCGGCGCGGGCGTGGTACTCAAACCCGCTCGCGCCTTTTTGGCTTCCGACGAAGCCCGCGCTTGCATGCCAATCGTCAACGGGGCAAAGCGCAGGCAGGTACTCGACGTGCAAGCCAGCCTGTTCCTCCGACACCACTGGCGCGACGGCCTTCTTGTGATGCACGTGCCCAAGGTATAGGTATCGGTGGCGGGTCTTGCCCCAATTGGCAGCCATCTCGGCGGCGATAATCTGCGCCCACTTGCTGAAGCTAATCCGGTCCCCGTGCGTCCATGCCAACAGGTTGTCGCCGAATACAAGCGACTTCCGATGATAGTGGGTTAGATCGACGGTGACGCGCTTCTCGCGGCGCCAGTAGGCATTTAGGACGCGAGTTAGCCACTTGCAGGAGTCTCGGTCATGATTGCCAGGACAGACGACAACCCGAACCCGCTTGGCAACCCGCGCTGCAACTTGGATCGCGTCAACGCATGCGGCTTCTGCATACTCGATCACCCGTTGATATCGGGTGTCAACGTCAACCGTGTGACTTTGGCTCGTCGTTTGGTTGAACGAGTTGTCGGCGTGGATAATGTCGCCTCCGAAGACAACGACCACCTCGCCGAGGCGACCGAACCTGCCGGCAATATACTCGGTTGCCTTCAGCATCTCACGGGCTGCAATATCGCAGTTGTAGTCGGAGCCCCGAGTAATCCGCTCGGCGGCATACATGCCGACATGCGGGTCGTAGATATCAATCTCGCCAAGCATGTCGTCGCGGTCGCTCTTCCGGGCTTTGTACTTACCGACTCGGCCCTTGCCGTCGACGCGCTCGCACAAGGCAGTCACCAAGTCTTCGAGAGCCTGCTGGCTCGGCTCGCAGCGCGGCCATGCCTGCAACACTTCCATCTCGCCGGCTTCGTTGCGGGCAATGTGCATTGTGCCCTTGACCACATCGACGCCTGACGGCACAACGCCTTGCCCCAAGTATTGCTTGGCTCTTGCTTTTAGATGCGTCCTTACGCTACTGCGGCTGATTCCAAGCGCCGCGGCAATCTTTGATTGCGTCAAGCCCTCGTCTGCAAGCTGCCAGCACCGCGCTTGGTTCCCGTTGTTACTTCCCATCGCGTTGGTACCTTGCTTTGCGTTTTGCGCGTTCCCGCGCGGTTTGGCAGTCGTCGCAATACTTGCGGCCCGTCTGCGCCTTCTTTGTGAACTTGTTGCTGCATCCCATCTCTTGGCAGGTTGCCTGCCTTGGCCTGAACCAATTCATGCCTGGGTGCCAGTAATCGCCCTCGCTGTTTTTCATTTATCGGCCTTCTGCTTCAGGTATCTCGCGCGGCGCTTGGCTCGCGCACGTGCCGTTTGGCAAACGCCGTCGCAGCATACCTTTTTAGTTTGTGGCGGTTGGTAAAAGCGGGTTCCGCATTCGGCGCAAGCCCGCCAATCACCAATCACCCGCAGCCGTCCCGATGGCTCGCGTATGGTCATTCTAGGCCGTCCTCCATGCGCGATAGCGCCAGTTGGTTCATGCCCCGTTGATAGATCTTCGCCTTTAGGGCTTCCGCCGTATCCCGCTTGTAGTCGATGAACGGAAAGTCCGAGCTATCCTGTAACTCTCCATCGTCTGCGTACGTGACGCCGTGTGCGAAGGCCAGTAGGCGGCGGAGTTCAGCGTCTTCCGCCTTGAGCGCGGCGATCTCGGCGGCTTGTTCGTTCAATCGGTCCACAATACGCTCACCGTGTTTCAGGGTGTCGGCAGATCCAAGCCACTTCGGGCCACGCCCACCTTCGGATTGGTCGCCATCGTCGTACATGATATCCTCGTCTTCCAACCAGTAGTCCATCTCCTAGCCCTCCGCCTTGGCGATTATCGCTTGCCCTACGCGCATCATATCGCAACGCAGGCACCGCTTGTGTCCGCAGGTGCATGCGTACTGACAGACATACACCTTCAGCGCCTCAAGTAGGTCTGCGTTCTGCGCCTTGAGCGCGGCGATCTCGTCCTCAAGGGTACCACCGCAACACTCCTTGCAACCACATTGGCTACACCTTGCCATCACTCACCTCCTGCCAGCCACGCCGCTTTGATCGCATCAAGGAACCGTCCTGCATCATCGTTGCAGTCGATGAACGAATAGTCTGAGTTGTCCTGAAGTTCCCCGTCATCGCAGTAGGTCACGCCATGAGCAAACGCCAAGAGGCGGCGGAGTTCTATAACTTCTTCGTCTAGCGTCCGATTGCCGCTTTGGGCCTCGGCTAATTGCCGTTTTAGGCTACCAACCATCCGGCACGCCATCAATCTCAAGTTCAACCTTCATCTTGCATCTCCTGTTTAGTTATCACAATCTCCATGCGCGGAGCCTGCTTGTCTATTCGCATCACAGGCCAATCCCGCTGCATGCATTGCTTGTTGTCGT